CCATCTACTCCAAAAAATCCTAGCTTACCATCTACAAATTTATGTGGATCTTTTGTATCATCTATAATCTCAGGTACTTTTAAAAATAAAACGGTAGACCAACCAATAGTATTGTAATGTGTATGAGGTGGATTGAACTCTCCCTCTTTCATATCATTTATCCAACAAGCTATTATCTCTACTTGTTCACGATTGGGAAGCCAATCAATAATTTTTGTGTCCATGCACGTTTTAAAATAATCTTGAATTGATTCTACAAATGTTGGAAATATAAGAGCAGACTGTACTATTGGCAGAATAGATAACTCAGAGTCTATCCTACCAGCTAATTTATGGCCCATTTTATCCAAAGTTTCTTTTGCTTTGTCATATCTATTATTAAGATCTTCTATTTGATCTAATGGTATCTTATATTTTTTTACCATTTTTCCGTATATTATTTGTTGTGATTCCATTTTTCTCCTAATATCATTTAAGGGTTAGTTGACCAACATTAAAATCGTTAGACAAATTTTTCTTACCAAATGTACCTTTTGCAAAAACTTCAAAAGCAATACAAATTCTAGATGTGTCTGAAACGTGTGCTCCTATCCTATGTTTTGTTTTTGCGTCAAATATTATTAAGTCATTCTTCTTTGGAAAAAAACTTACTTCATATTGATTATATTTATTTGGTTCGCCATAGTCGAATTCTAAAAGTCTATATTCGTCCTTTTTTTTAAATTGTATAGAATCACTACCCTCATCTAGTTCCAGGTATAAAACACCTGTATAAAAAGAATTTGCATGATCATGATATTCTGAATTAAAAAATTGTCTTTTCATGTTTATAATCCATGACCTAGTGATGTAGAAAGACACATCTTTTGACACAGATAAAAAATCGTACGTATATTCATCAACGCTTTTCTGTATTAATTCTTTTATCGTTTTAAATGATTCTAATTCTAGAATGTTACATTCTTTAGAAAAACCATTATCAGTGAATTCTATATTATCTAAACTAAAAGATTTTATTGGAAGATTGTCTTGATATACAACCTCTGGAAATATTTCTATTACAGCCATTCTTTTTATGTATGAATACCATAAATTTGTTGTCAAGAAAACAATTTATAAAAATACTATTGCGAACGAAATAAATATGCTTAAATTAGGTTCTCACCAAAATTAACAATCAATAGGAGACAAATATGGAAAACGAAGAATTAAATAAAGCCATTGCCTACCTTGCAGATAAGGTGAGCAAATACCACGAAAGATTAATAGCTATGGAAAGAGATGTTGAAAGACATCTTAAAGATCCTGAAAAGCACTGTGGTCCTGATTGTGAGTGTAAAAAATCTACTTAGGAGTTTGACCTAACATATCTTTTAAAGATGGAGCAAATACTTTGACATCTCGTTTGATATTTTCAGCAGTTGTTGAAGTGTTTGGATCATCTATATCAGCTTGCATGGCTTCTTCAGATTCATATTCTTGACCAGTCTCCATATTAGTTAATGTAGTTTCAGTCTTTACTTTATATTTAGGGACAACTCTACCATCCTCTAGTGTAACAGTTCCTATTTGTTCAGCGGGTTCAATTATCGGCATTATCTCTCCAATTTATATTAAAACTTAAAATAACTCTATCCTGATTAGAATTATTTATTTGTACTTCATGTTGTAACCATGATGGGAAAAAAATCAAGGAATTCTCTTTTGGCTCCCACGTTACGCTGTGTGCTAAGTGTATAGAGGCATCTTTTTTCATTGGGGGTGATAACACCTCTGCCTGTGGTTTAGGCTCTAGAAAAACTAAATTACCGCTATTTTGAGGTACTTTTAGATAGTATACTCCAGATAAATAATTGTAAGGATGTGTATGTACGTTATTTCTAGATCCTGGTGAATTAATCATACCCCATAAACCTGTCATCTCAGGGACATATTTGTCCTGCACATCCAAGTGTTCAAAGCATTCTTTGGCTTTTAATAGTATATCACCCACCGTGCTTTTAAATTCTTCATCTTTGTAAAGCTCGTCGTCACTGTGCCAGCCTCCAACATTAGATCTTGGCATACCTTTTTCATCTTGTGCTTTTATTTCGTAAAGCCTATCTATTAAGTGACCGTGGCCCGTGATTTCTGTCATCATGACAGGTGTTATAAATAATGATTGTAATTGCATGATATACCTTTCTAAAGTTGTCCTTTTGTAACCTCCATAAAACTTACAATTATATGAACTTGATTTGCAGCGTTAGCCTGCGCTTTTAAAATATCAGACTCTTGCAAGATTAGAGGCTGAGATAATAATTCTGTCGTAGTATTTGTGGCTACACTTTTAGCTTTAAACAACTCAAAAGTAGCAGACGATCTTTCAACTTCTATGTCTACTAGAGTCGTATTGCCTGAGTCGTTACAAATTAAAATTGATTTAACCACATCGGTGGTAGGTTGCACAGGAGGTGTAGCACCAGGGTTTGCTGTCGGTACTGTCAATACGGTTGTTAGATTTGTTGTTGTCATATCAACCATTGCGCTTTTAAATATATTAGCCAAGGAAAAATGTCTCCGATTCTGATTCTTCTCTTATATCTTGTTGAAAGTTCGTATTTAAAAGAAAAACAATTTGTTCTAATAGTCTTATCATCTGGTCAAACTGACCAGCATCATATTCATCTGTTGCGTTTGGAAGTCTAGTTATATTAATTTTTGCCATTATCTTCTTCCGTCAGGTCTTATTTCTAATTTTTGTGAGCCCAATCTCCACGGTGTATCATCTACCGTATTAGTTGTATATCTGATTTTTACTGCTCTACCTCTACCCCTAACATTTATTTTTTCTGTTGAGTTAGTGATAGATCCTGAAGTTTGCACGTTTGACGTTGATTGAGGATACTGTTCTAATGTTAATCTAGCAGTCATTGTGTTTGTCAAATTATCAAAATCAGGCACTAGTTTGCTAACCGACATCAATTGATCACCATCGGCTATTTCTACTGAACCAGTTTCTAAAAAAGCGGTTATTGCACTTCCGTCGGATTGGTTGTTACCTATTTCATGTTCATGAACAAAAGAAGCCCCAGCTGTAAGACCTAATATTGATGTTGCATTAGCAGTTGTAGAGCTGCTGTATTCAGTAGCTATAGGTAACTCATAAACATAAGCACCAAGCCATGTAGTTCTACCTAAAGAGTTTGTGTACCAAGTTCCTTCAAGATAATTATATGCAACAGATCTATCTATTTGAGTAGCATTAGCTGAAGCATAATACCAAATTATCTCGTTGTAAGCTGTATTAAGACCCACTGCTATATCATTTTTATTTGTGTAACTAATGTCATCGAAAACAAAATCTTGTACAGAACAAGGCATTTTTTTGACAACACCATCGTACAAATAGAAAGCATTGTCAGACATCCAATATGCTTTACCGTTTACTTCAATGGCAGCATGTTGAGCTATCAAGCCAGCGTTAGCACCAAGTTGTCTAAGACCAAAAGTAAAAGGCGTGCCAACAAATTGTATTCCGTGTAATGAGGTATCTGTCCAAACTAATATTTGACCTGTAGATTTTACAGCACCAACAATTCTAGATCCATCAGTTATTCTCAAAGATCCTGCCTCGTTTGTAGCAACTGGCGTATAGTCTGTTGCATCTTCTCTGTCAGAAAATCTAAATAATAAATCATCTTGAGTAGCGGGATTACCAATTGTAGTTTCAGTACCAAATATTAACAAATGTCTTGTATCTGTAGAAACAAGACTAAATCTAGAAGCTGTGGGAGCATTAGATAATGCTGTAGCTCTTGCACCTAAACCACCTGACGTGTCCCAAACAAAAGTGCCGCCATTAATGACTGTAGCTATTAAATCTTCACCAAAATTATCTAATGACCAGTTTCTACCTTCAATAACAACATTTGATGAAGATCTAGGTGTATCCCATGTGCTTGCACTCCAGGTTTGTGTTCCCCACCCATATCCATAAGTTGAACTGACCGGTCCAGGATTAATTTGATAAGAAGCATCAACTGATCCACCACCTGCAGCTGTAGTGCCTGATGCGTTTGTGCCTGCATTTATTGTATAAGTGTTGGAAGTTGGTACAGTTAAAATTTCAAATTCGTTGTTAAAATCAATGCCATCTACTACATTTGTAGCAGAACCATTATCAAAAGTTACGAAAGCACCTTCTTCTGCTTGATGTCCTGCGTCTGTAACAGTTACGGTAGCAGATCCGCTCGATGTAGCAAAAGGGTTTGTTAAGGAGTCTGTTGTTCTAATTGGTGATATGTCATACACCTTACCTTCTGAATAAATATACAATTTTCTATCTGTGCCTAAAGCTAAATATCTAGTGCCATCTAAGCCTATCCAAGAGTGTGTGTCTCTTACAGCACCAACAAGTGTAACATTGGGATTAGGTAAAAATCGCCACCCACCCCATCTTTCTGGTTTACCATAGTGAAATCTAACAAAATCAGAATCTATGTATTTTCTATCATCTCCAGCTGCGTAAGCAGAATCTTGTTTATCTATCCCTGGTCTAAATTTTAAATCAACTAATTGCATTGTTTAATAATAAATTACTTATTGTTTTGAGGCAAGAATTGAGTTCCTACATTACCTCTGAATGCATAGTTTCCATAATGAGTCATGCCACTCATTATATCTGCATATATTTTACCGCCCATATTCTGCCATAAACGACAAAAAGCATAATCTTCAGACAGGTATCTACCGCTTTCAATCATAGTGTCAAAAAATGCATAATTCCAATCTGACGTATTATGATAATTGAATTCAGTATCATGAGATTGATTTAAATGCTGATCGGGTGTAAATTTTAAGTGTGGGTAAACTCTAGCCATTCGTTCAAATACTTGTCTCTTAATCATCATAAATCCTGTTGGTCCATCTAAAACCTCTATAAAACCTTTATCCAATAATATTTTATCAGGATTTTTTACATTTAAGTTATATTGTAATGAGGCTGCTAATAATTCATCCTCTGGCATGTCTGGTTTTTCTTTTAATCTTTTTTTAACTTTTATCCAATCTATAGTTTTTCGTGGGTAGATGCCGGTTACAACATCCTTATCATACTCAAGCATTCTTTTTACTGATTTTGGATTAAAAGCTAAATCTGCATCTATAAATAAAAGATGTGTATAATCTCCATCCATAAATAATTGCACCAGCGTATTACGTGCTCTAGTAATTAATGACTCATTACCAATAGTGCCAAATTGCAATTCTATTTTTTCACTGCTTGCTAAAGATACAAGCTGCATGCAACTTTTAAAATAGTCTGCTGTAATCATACCTCCATAACAAGGCGTGCCTATAAATATTTTATACATATTCATTTCCTGTAATTCTTAAATTAGATGATATTATTATTCTCTCATTACTTTCTTTATAAGTAACATAATGCCATTGTGATGCAGGAAAAATTATTAATTTTCCAACCTCTGCAGTTTCAAAATGCTCATGTTGATCTGACGTGTGATTAGATGATATTAAAGAAGTAGATCCACCATCTGTTAAATATAGAATACTAGAAAAGTTTGCACGTAGAGAATGATGATTATGTGCATTGTGCGCTGAGTCTTTGCCGTAAATAGCTGTCCAATATCTACCAAGCTCTAAAGTGTAACCTTGACTAGCAAACTGATTAGCTACCAAATTCATTAATGCTTCATATTCTCTTAGAGTTGTTGGTTTTTTGTAGTCTGTGTAATAGTTTTCATAATGATTTATAGAATAAAAGAAGCTTGTTTCCTTTATTTCTTCTTTTTTATCTACCATTTCTTTTAATAACGGAGACATCTCGTCTTCATTAAATTGAAATTTTCTAATCACTGTAGGAAATATTTCTTGCTTAGATATTAACATATAGATGTTTTATTCCTGCTTGTTTTATTGTGTTTATAGCTTCTTCATAAGTATTGACTAAAGGATCTCCAGCTAAATTTAATGAAGTATTTAATAATATTGGTACACTAGTTTTTTTATAAAAAGCTTTTATCAAATCGTAAAAAAATTTGTTTTGTTTTTCTGTTACTGTTTGTATTCTACACGTATTATCTACATGAACAATAGCTGGTATTAATTTAATTTTTTCTTTTTTCACTGGTATGCTGTACAACATATGAGGTGATTCTTTAATATTACCCATGTCAAACCAATCATTTGCATGTTCTAATAAAACAGTGCCAGCAAATGGTCTGTAATTTTCTCTCATCTTAATTCTATTTACAATTGCTTTACCGCCTTTGTTTCTTGGGTCAAACAATATAGATCTATTGCCCAAGGCCCGTGGACCGATTTCACCCAGTCCTTGAAATAAAGCAACTATTTCTTGATTAATTAATGATGCAACTGCAGCTTCTCTATCTATTATGATCATCTTTGAATTTGCCAATATGGAAAGTTATTTGTTTTGTAATGCGGAAGATCATGTTTCTTTCTAAAAAATTCTAATACACCAAGGCTTAATCCTTCATCATTACAATGAGGAAATACAATTAGATTTTTAAATTTATTTTTAATGTGATAATTCCACACAACGTTTTGCGCACAACCACCCGAGAAAGATACTTCATCATCTAGGTTAACATATTTACCAAAATGTTCTACTAAAGCTTCACCTACCCAATGATGCACTGTTCTTGCCCAATCTAATTTTTTGTGTTGTGCTAAAAGACTGTCACCACAATGCTGTTCCCACAACGTAAATTCAAAAGCTGGATGCATGAGTGTGATATCAAATCTTTGTAGTTTTTTAAGGTATTCTGCATCTATATTGCCATAAGCTTGTAAACCCATAAGTTTACCACTAGAGTCTAAACGACTTTTTACGCTTATATTCATCTCAATAGCTGCACCATTCATCAAATTACCTAATGAATTACTTGTGTCGAAAAATCCTACGTCTTGTAATTTATCATTTTCTATGTAAGACCAGGAGATATTGTAGTCACCGTAAGCGTCAAAGATGAAATGTTTATTACAAGTTTTTGTTACAGGCCAACTGCTTAATGCATGAGCATAGTGATGATTAATTCTTGTAATGTTATAAGGTAAGTAATCAAATTTTTTTGTAGGAAAAAAATTATCATCTTCATAGTTAAGACGATAATGCCATGGATCAAAAACTATTCCTATCTCATCTAAATCCTCAGGCTTAAGATTCCACATATCTTTTATTTCTTTTATCCAAGACTCAAAGTTACCATAAGCATGGTGCTTACCCATTACACCACCTTTTTCAAATCTTTCTGATTTAAAATAATGTACATCTGAGCCATCAAAATAAGATATGTTAGAGTCGTGCTCACACAATCGCATGCCTATGAATTTCATGACATTTCTTGATTTAAAAATTCATCTACTATTTTTTTAGGATCTATTTCTACACAGTAAGGATAATCAGAAATTAAATTAGTATTTTGATTGTAACCAAACATCTCTGGCTTTGATGTGCCCCAAAGAACTACTCCTTTTTTGTTAAATGGTTTGTTAGAACACATGTGCTGTAAAGCACTGTCTATGGCAATAAATGAAACACAATATTTAGCAAGTATCATAAAATCTATTTTGTCTATAAACTTAGGATTGCCACCAAAGTTATTGAAAGCCATGGTATTTAACAAAGGCTCTTGCTCATTGTCATGACCAAAAACAATTATGTTTACGTTTGGTAATTGTTCACGCAGTAAATTAACAACCTCTTGTCCTCTATTGTAGTTTCTGCCTGCATTTTCTGAATCATAATTTTCAATCTTTGCACCCTGTCCACCTGTAAATTGTACTAAGATAAATTTACCTAGTTTTAGTATGTCTTTCTCTAATTCTTTTTCTCTTATTTGATTAATAGAAAAATTAGGTCTTCTATCATCATTGTCTGGCAAGTCATACATTTGTCGCCAGTAATCAATAATATGACAATGACCTTTCAAAAAATTAGATCTGTAGGGTTCATTATAGAAAACATTCCAATAATTATTAAAGAAAGTATGTGTGTGGTCATGCAGTGGCGGTATGTGTAGAG